CAAGTTTTAAGAACAGATATACCAATTGTTTGAGCCGTACTATTATTTGAATTAAAAAGCTGATCGCAATAGGATGGCTCTCTAAATACATAATGGTAAAAATTATATTGCTGTAATTGTGTACCGACATAATCGCAAGCACCGGAACCCGAAGAAAAATGCTGACCGCCGTAAATATAATCTTTAATAGCTGGGTAGGTATCGGCAAAAGAAACCGAAGAAAAACCCAACAGAAACAAAAATATTAATTTGAGAATGTAATCCACGCCGCCCCCAATATTGCATAAAAAATAGCGTAGTCGGCTATATCCAGAATCATCATAATGTGCGCCTCAGAATTTTAAGACCCCAAGCAACAGCCCAAGCCAAGACGACACCCGTAGAAATTTCAACGATGTCTGAAGGTGTGTAGATAGGAGCTAAAAGGGCATAATCAGCAGCAGTATAAAGAACGTAATCAGTGCAAGAATTTAACGGCGTGGCAGACAATACCAGCACCGAATCAACGCTATTAACGGTCACACAAACAGCCATAAAACCCCCAAAAAAAGAACAAAAAAAAGGGAGCAAAAGCCCCCTTCTTTATTAAGCAAAAATTAAAGCGCGCGACGCAGATATTTAAATGCAGCAATACCAACGATAACAGCCAAAACAGCGCCGCCAATGGTGGCACCATCTGCCCCAGCGTTAGAAATTGCAGTTGTTACGCCAGCATCGACAGCGGCTTGAGCTTGCTCAAGTGTCAAGCCCAAAGCCATCAAAGAAGAAATCAATAATTTACGTGCAAAATTACTCATGATAAAAAACCTTATTTTAAGATTTGAAAGAAAACCGCGTTTTTTTACGCGGCGATAAAATACCCGAGTGGGTAAATTTGTCGGCCCGATAAAAACCAATCGTGATTCAGAAGAAGGCCAGAAAACAGAACTAAAACGCACTTAAGCGGCTTTTTCAGCAACAGAAAAACCAGTGATAATGGTTTTTGCTTGACTGTCGAAAGTAGTCGCTAAATCTAATTGAATAGGCAGACCCTTAAAATTAGCGTTGAAGTGATTTTGAAATTTATCAGCAAAACTAGGATGTACCGAAAGTTCTACGGCTGAAAAACCTTGTCCGTGAGATTGGAAATTAGTGTTATCAATATCGGAAAAAGGCATAAGAACCAGTGAACGAGTCATTGAATATGGATTCTTTGATTCTTTAGCTATTCCGGAATTTGTAAAAACGGAAGCGACAATAAATTTCGGCATGTTATATACTCAAAAAGAAGATTAAAAAATACAAATGTGTTACATATGTATGACAGCTACAGATTAATAACCTTTCGAAGTATAGTCAAGAAAAAATATTATTTATGAGAATACCAAAAACAATTTCATTTCAGGTTTACGAATGGCAATTAGTAGAAAAAGCCTGTGAGAGACTATCGCTAACACCGTCGGCATATATCAGAAAACTGATAAATGCGGCGGAAAGAAAACGTGACCCCAACAGCCGAGAAAGAAAAAGCGATCAACAAAATGGTATTTCTTGAAATCGCTTTGGTATACCGTCGCGAACCAACATAGAAACAATCTCGTCCGGTGTTTTTCCTAGTTCTAACAATAAATTAACGCCCTGACCATAAGACAATTTTGCGTAGTTGACATATTCATCAAGCGTAATTTTTGATTGCTCCTTAACGACCTGTACGCGCTCATGCCACGCACTAAGAAACTCAAAACAAGGATACATACCAGAAAGAAAAACGGCGGGACTTGTTAAAACCTCAAACGGGATAACGCGATCGACAGAAGTTAAACGACCTTCTACCCTGAGCCATTTAGAAAATTTATCGCCCTGTTCTTTGCCTTTTTCATAGATACAAGCCTCTTTACCGTTCTCTTTTTTGCCAACATAGAAAGTGTCGCCGGTGCCTTTGTCAGAATTGATAATTTCGCGGGAACTTGGGGCGCACCCTTTAGTATGAAAACGTCCGTCCTGATACCAGCGTTTAAAATCAGATAATTTATGGTTTCCTGCAAGATCGTCATGGGCGAGATCAACGCGAGTAATTTTGCAAAACGGTAATTTTTCCAGCAGCAAGCGCATTTTATACATATCAACGCCAGAACAACCGGAGCCGGTCAAAGACACAAAACACGTGTCTTTATTGCCTTTGAAAGCGCATACACCGGCCTTTTTTGTGTCGCGGTATAAGCCAAGGGTTTTTTTATAGCCAAACATACCTTTGTCGCCTGAAATAAAATGTAGATCGGGAATATATTCGGCAAGCAACAACAAAAAAGCGATTATTTCGGCTTCTTCGTCGGTCTGGATGGTTTCGCGTTCATTGATGTTTAAATCGTTACGCCAATCGGAAATTGATAAAAATTTACAGGCAACAAAACCGCGAGTTTTAAACGTAAAAGAAAGATAATCGACGATACAAGAAATCGTATTTTTAGTGGGGGGGGGTAAGATGCAAGGCTTTGAAAATGTTACGTTATAATTTAATCCCCCCCTGTTAGTATATGGGGGGATTTCCAGCTTCGAAATATCGCGCGAGGTTGAAAAATCAGGAATGTAAAGCGCAGAAGAAAAACGCGCGTATTGACTCGCGCAGATATTATTATTTATCATGTGTCATCGGTTAAGTGAAGTTTAGTCGATCGAACCCCGTACATTTTGCAGATGTGACGGGTTTTTTTTTGCCTGATTACAGGTCTTTTTTGTTGTTGGCTGGATTATATAATCAATGTGCGTTGTATGACAATTTAAAGCGGTTGACTAGGTGTCGAAAGAAAAGCTTTTCGACACGAATTAATATCACTCGATCAACCTGGGAAAACCGTAGGCCAATGAAACGAAAAACGAACGAGTCGATATAATGAAAAACCGGCTCGGCTACGCTCGCCTAGTTACCTCTTTTATTTCTTAAGAATTTAAAAAGCTCGCCTTCTTTATATGGCGAATTCATAAAATGAATAAAATCAGGCAAACGATAAAGCGCATACATTAAATTAACGCCTACAGCAAAACCCGCCCAGAATTCAGAAATATAAATATGAAAATCAATCATGATTCCCCCTGATTAAAAGCATAGTTAAGAACTATTTTAGCGTTAAGATCAATCGACGAAATATCAGATATTGCGGCGTCTGTAGTGCGGTAGACCTTTGTATCATTCCTGCGAGTGCTGACGGTTTGCCAATGTGAATGCCAAACTTCATTTATGCGATAGCCATCAACTGAAGAAGTGTCATACCTAAACTGAACATAATAGAAAGGCTTTGCTTTTGGATAAGGCAATATTTTGACCAAACGCCATAAAAAAGGTTTTACGTGGTTTTTTTTCAAGAATGCTATTTCATTAGTTTGCATATTTAATACTCCGTTGAATGAGAGTCTATTATACCAAAACTAAAGAATTGATCAACCAATTTATATATATTGGTTTATATTTAATTAATGAGGCACATTAGAACCGAACTTTTGCCGGTTCTGATTTTTAGGCGCATAAACGCCGTTATCATTAGATACCATCATCTGGCCTTGTTCGCTTCCCTTGTCCGGTAAAAAGTGATTAAAAGGCCGTTGCTGAACGAAAGTTCGGCAAACCTCTGGACGTGTATAAATAACCGTGTTTTGCTGCGAATAACACTGACAACGCTTATCATCTTTAGTGTCAATCAAGATGCACCCTTGCATGATGGGAAAAGAAACGGGTTTTGCAATTTCTTTGTAGATTGGAGCTGTCCAAGGATGCCCAGGTACAACAGGAGTCATAGATTTTATATAGTCATCATAGGTGACAGGGTCGGCAATGTTAGCGCGTGAAGTTTTTGACGCAACTGCGCCACCCTCACCAGCCGCGGCAGTCGCCGCGCCCGATTCGGTCGGCTTGTGGGCTTGATCTGGTACCGGTGGAGCATCTATGCGACTTGTCACCCTATTGAACGCGTAAACGCACATTGAACCGGCAAGCAATAGCACTATGATAGTGGCGTAAAAGCTGATAGGTTTGCGCTTGTCTATCTTGGTATGAACCTCGGCAGATTTATAGAACCTATAAACCTGTTTGGGCAGTGAATAAGGACGCTCAACGGCGTCTGTAGTGCTTTGTACGTTCTCATGGCATTCAGGCCACTCGTATTCCTTGCGTCCATTCCACTTAGCAACTAAGTGAATATGACGAGAGATCATAACTTTTACGTCAGTATGTAAAAGCTTGACGGACTGAGTTATCAACCAAAAATCAAGCCCATAATGTCTATGAGTATCAAGCAACGCAATATCATCAGGCACTTTGATAGTTCCGGTTTTTGATTTCCAGATTCGTTGAACTTCATCGGCAACGATCAGATCATAAGGACGCTTCCAGATAGGCCAATCTTCAAGATACAAAGCGTCAGCTGGTTTCTCCTGTGAAGTGCATATATCGCATTTTTCAGACTTGCAAAAAATCTGAACATGGGACAGCTTAAACTCTTTAATGCCATGCGCTAACAGTCGTCTGTGTGGCTGGGTAATCTGCAATTTTAGAAGCTGTGATATTAACCACGCTGTTTTTCCAGCACCGGGCGTACCAGTAATTAAAGTAATCATTTTTGCCCCAGCTTGGATATAGCCATCAAAGAAGCGCGAGTAACAAAAGCGGAAGCAATAACAGAAAGCCCAGTACCGCCGCCAGCAAGATTGACAATGGCAAGAGCTGTGGAGGGCATACCATTGTAATTTGTAATAATGTGACCTGTAATGGTCTGGGCCATTGTATTAAAGACCGCATAAGACACAAGCCCAAGACCGAGCGCAGTTAATACGCGCGAGACAATAGAACCAGTAAGACCGAGTAAAACGGTCGCTAAAATATTCCACATGATGATTACCCCTTAACGGCACCAAAAACGATAAATCCAGAAATCAAAAAACAGATAGCAATAAAAAGCGGCGCAATGCTTGAAGCAAGAGAGCAAAGCGGTTGTATTGATAATGTATAGCTACCGACAGATGTAGAAAATGCAATATCGGCAGGACACGTACCCGCGCCGCCAACGGTCACCGGCGTGGTGATAATGGTTACCGGTGCAGGAACGGTTTGACTTGGTTCATTTATAGGCGTGTAAGAATCTGTGAAGAAGTCGGAAATCGTTTTAAGAAAACCGGCTGAATCTTCTGTGTTTTCTTGTATCGCTGTTAATTGAGCGGTTTGGTTTTTTGCATTAGCGTCAGCCAATTTAGAAGCGGCTTCAATAGCAGCAAGCGCGGCAGCATTAGCAGCGGCTTGGGCGGCGTTGTAGGCGTCGATTTTGGCTTGATTAGTTGGGTCTGCATCCCTTGCGGCTTTTGCAGCATCAGCGGCATCCTGAGCGGATTTAGCAGCGGCGGCGGCATCATCAGCGGCTTTTTTAGCGTCGGCGGCCTCTCCCGCGGCTTTTGGCGCATCGGTTTTAGGTATACATTGCAATTTACCGTTAATATAACCTCGACGCTCATTTGCAGAACATCCCTCGGCATCATCAGCCACGCAATTATAAGAGCCGTCATCATGTTGACCGGCTAGACAGGCCAAAGGTGGATCTGGAAGGCAAGCGTCATTTGTTGAATTGGCGTGTGAATGAGTGGGACAATTCAACTTATCCAAAACGCAAGAATTAGTGCAGCTGTCGTAAGTTTCAAAAGTAGATGAACAGGTAACAGGCGTTTGACATGCGCCCGTACACGCATTTAAAACCTGACCGCCTGTACATTCCTTGACGGCGCATTGACCAAAACCGTTGTCTGTTTCTGGCGGTGTGCAATTCATGCCACAAATGCCGGTAGTAGAATTACGAACCTGACCAGTGCCGCAAGGAGGTGCATTAATGCAATTTGGATAATTTAAAGTGCCGCCACCTGGACAAGATGAAGATGGATATGTGGGGAAACCGCCGTTAGGCCAAGGGGAACCATTCCAAAAAGCATCACAATAATTATCTACGCCAGAGACATAGGTGGCGGCCGCTGATGGATAACCATTAGTAGCAGTGCACGCTTCAGAAACAGTGGCATAGGTGGCAGAACTAAAATTATCATGGTGATTTATATAAACCGATGGATAAGTATCGGCATAAGAAACAGAAGAAAAAAGAAACAAAAATAAAAAAACTAATTTGAAAACGTGATCCACGCCGCCCCCAAAATTGCATAAAAAATAGCGTAGTCGGCTATATCCAAAATCATCATAATGTGCGCCTCAAAATTTTTAATGACCAAGCCACAGCCCAAGCCAGCACAACGCCCGTTGAAATTTCGACAATATCGGAAGGGGTATAAATAGGAGCTAACAACGCATAATCGGCGGCAGTGTAAAGCACGTAATCAGTGCAAGAATTTAACGGCGTGGCAGACAATACCAGCACCGAATCAACGCTATTAACGGTCACACAAACAGCCATAAAACCCCCGAAAAAAGAACAAAAAAAAGGGAGCAAAAGCCCCCTTCTTTATTAAGCAAAAATTAAAGCGCGCGACGCAGATATTTAAATGCAGCAATGCCAACGATAACAGCCAAAACAGCACCGCCAATGGTGGCACCATCTGCCCCAGCGTTAGAAATTGCAGTTGTTACGCCAGCATCGACAGCGGCTTGAGCTTGCTCAAGTGTCAAGCCCAAAGCCATCAAAGAAGAAATCAATAAATTACGTGCAAAATTACTCATAATAAAAAACCTTATTTTAAGATTTGAAAAAAAACCGCGTTTTTTTGCGCGGCGATAAAATACCCTAGTGGGTAATTGAGTCGGCCTAATAACCATTTCAAAAGAATAGGAAGAAGGCCAGAAAACAGAACTAAAACGCATTTATGCGGCTTTTTCAGCAACAGCAAAACCGGTAATAATGGTTCTTGCTTGACCGTCGAAGGTGGTGGCTAAATCTAATTGAATCGGTAAGCCTTTAAAGTTAGCGTTAAAGTGATTTTGTAATTGAGTGGCAAAACTTGGATGTACCGAAAGCTCTACAGCTGAAAAACCTTGTCCATGAGATTGAAAATTTGAATTATCAACATCGGAAAAAGGCATAAGAACCAGTGAACGAGTCATGGAATACGGGTTCTTTGATTCTTTAGCAATTCCAGAATTTGTAAAAACGGAAGCGACAATAAATTTCGGCATGTTATATACTCAAAAAGAAGATTAAAAAATACAAATGTGTTACATATGTATGACAACTACAGATTAATAACCTTTCGAAGTATAGTCAAGAAAAAATATTATTTATGAGAATCCCGAAAACAATTTCGTTTCAAGTTTACGAATGGCAATTAGTGGAAAAAGCCTGTGAGAGACTATCGTTAACACCGTCGGCCTATATCAGAAAATTGATAAATGCAGCAGAAAGAAAGCGTGACCCCAACAGCCGAGAAAGAAAAAGCGATCAACAGAACGGTATTTCTTGAAAACGCTTTGGTATACCGTCGCGAACCAACATATTGACAATTTCATCCGGTGTTTTGCCTAGTTCGAGCAGTAAATTAACGCCTTGACCATAAGACAATTTTGCGTAGTTGACATATTCATCAAGCGTGATTTTTGATTGCTCCTTAACGACCTGTACGCGCTCATGCCATGCGCTAAGGAACTCAAAACAAGGATACATGCCAGAAAGAAAAACGGCGGGACTTGTCAAAACCTCAAACGGGATAACGCGATCGACAGAAGTTAAACGACCTTCAACCCTGAGCCATTTAGAAAATTTGTCGCCCTGTTCTTTGCCCTTTTCATAGATGCAAGCTTCTTTGCCGTTCTCTTTTTTGCCGACATAGAAAGTGTCGCCGGTGCCTTTGTCGGAATTGATGATCTCGCGGGAACTTGGAGCGCAACCTTTAGTGTGAAAACGACCGTCTTTATACCAGCGTTTAAAATCAGACAATTTATGATTGCCTGCAAGATCGTCATGGGCGAGATCAACGCGAGTAATTTTGCAGAAAGGTAATTTTTCCAGCAGCAAGCGCATTTTATACATATCAACACCGGAACAACCGGAGCCGGTCAAAGAAACAAAGCAAGTATCTTTATTGCCTTTAAAAGCGCATACACCGGCCTTTTTTGTGTCGCGGTATA